ATTTCCTGCAACAGTTCCAAAGTTGGAAGAGTTACTCCCTAGTATTGCATAGGTGCCAACAGCACCTACAGATGTACTAGGAGCAGAACCTGTTTCTCCTTTTTGACCTTTCTGTCCAGTGGAACCTGTAGAACCAGTACCTCCAGTAGAGCCTGTTTGTCCTTTTTGGCCTTTCTGACCAGTGGAACCTGTAGAACCAGTACCTCCAGTAGAGCCTGTTTGTCCTTTTTGGCCTTTCTGTCCAGTAGAACCAGTTGGGCCTGTACTACCAGTATTACCAGTATTACCTTGCGCTCCTACTTCACCCTTTTGGCCTTTCTGACCTTGAGATCCAGTACTTCCAGTTGAGCCAGTATTACCTACCTCACCCTTCTGTCCCTTTTGTCCTTGCGAACCTGTATTACCTGTAGCCCCAGTTGAGCCTGTAGAACCCGTAGCTCCTACCTCACCCTTTTGTCCCTTTTGTCCAGTAGAGCCTGTACCGCCAGATGCACCAACTTCTCCCTTTTGACCTTTTTGACCTTGAGAGCCAGTCGATCCTGTATTACCAGCTACACCTTGGATACCTTGTGCGCCTACTTCGCCCTTCTGTCCTTTTTGTCCAGTAGCTCCGTTAGATCCAGCACTACCCGTAGCTCCTGTAGCTCCTGTAGCCCCTACTTCGCCCTTCTGACCTTTCTGACCAGTAGAACCTGTATTACCTGTAACTCCAACTTCACCTTTTTGACCTTTAGCTCCAGTCGATCCTGTATTACCAGTTACACCGACCTCACCCTTTTGTCCTTTAGCTCCAGCGGAACCAGCACTACCAGTTGCTCCAGTATTACCTTGAATACCTTGAGAACCAGTAGCTCCAACTTCACCTTTCTGTCCCTTCTGTCCTTGAAGAGCAGTAGCAGTAACAGTAGCTTTTTTCCAAGTACCAGCAGAAGTATCATACGACACAATGAGATCATCAGATGCTGGAGATGCACTAGTAGATAGACCTGTCAATGCTGTAGGTAAAGCTGTGGCAGTAACATCTGCATTAGCAGATACGTTATCTAGTTTAGACCCATCAGTAGAAACATCTCTACCGTCAACAGTACCTACGTTTACTACGTTTCTACTGTCGTCAATTACCTCAGTGCCGTTTATTTTTACTGCCATCTTCGTGTACTCACTATTAGCTTATGTTATATTGTTTGGTCAGTCTGTATGTCATTAGTCACAGACAATGTTCCGCTACTGTCGAGTTTGAATTTATTTGTTCCACTATAAGCAAAGAATAAAGATCCTCCGCTTTCAGTTATAGTCCAGTCACCAAAGTCTACTGTTGTAGCGTTAAGTGTACCTGTCATTGTGTCTCCAGCCTTTTGCACATATCGAGTATCATGTGTGTGGCTATCATTGACTACTGTGGCTGTTATATCTGCGTCTGCACTGCCGTTAAACGACACTGAACCAGTCACATCTCCACTAAGGCTGATAGTTCTAGCATTAAGTAGTTGAGAAGCATTAGATGCAGTACCTGTAACGTTACCTGTTAGGTTTCCTATTACAGCGTCAACCTTTATAGTCCCGTAGGAAAATGAGGCGTGACTAGTATCTATAGTACCTGTAGGTTCTGGAGCATACTCATCAAAGAATGTCCAATAACCAGATGATACGTCAAAGTAAGAACCTACGTGGGTATAACCAACTCCTGATGTACCAGTATTTCTATTAGACGCTATACCAGTATCTACATTAACTGGAGAGGCTGTACCAGACCATATGTCGTTTATCGTGTGACCTCTAGTAGCATTAAACTTTATGTTTATGCCATCAGCAAGGGCTTGATCGTTACCTGTTATTTCAATCTCAGCAGATTGTGTAGTAAAGTTATCTACTGACCATCTAAATAAATCTTCAGTGCCGCCAGTATGCAGAGTAGTAATCTTAACCTTAAATGTCTTATTAGAGCTTGTACCTTCATAGTGACCAGTAAGAATAGCATCATCTAAACCTGTGCCAGTAAAAGTTGTATTACTTTCTCCAATAGTATCACCAGAGTTAAAGTAGTTAAACGCACCAGATAAGTTTATGTTGTTACTATTAGTAATAGTCTGAGTACCGTTAACAGTTAAATCACCATCAACAGTTAAGTCTGCATCAAAGTGAGCATTACCTTCAACTCTCATAGTCTTAAAAGACTCATGGTATACATCAACGTATATACAACCCGAACTAGCGTTGCTTATTAAACATATACCTACTTCTGTAGGAAAGTTAGGGTATGTAGGTGATGCTGTTTGTGTACCGCCAGAAGCTCCGATAGCTACGTGTACTGGCTGTCCTACAGTTAAATGGCTAGTATCTACATCAGCTATAAGACCTCTAGTAGTTACATAACCTACAGAACTATTTTCTATGTCGTGTGTAGCTATACCTACAGCTTGAGACTTAGCGAATGTACTATCTGCTCTAGCTATTGCAATAGTAGGAGTAGCCCCAGACTCACCAGTAAGATACACTGGAGTACCATTCGTAATAGTAGATCCTGTATCATTATAAGCTCTAATATATTCTTCTTGACCAATCTGTAACGTAATATCAGATTCTTCATTATAAAACCCTAATGCACCAAATGCCTTATCATAGAATAAGCGACCTTCAGAATGAGAAGGTTTAGTTGCTATTGTTGTGTTTATATCTACGTGAGTAGCGAAGTCTGAGTTACTCTGATTACCACTTGCATCTAAGAAAGATGCTTTAGAGGAAGGTTGAGTTACAAATACAAACTTCTCTCCAGCTGACCAACTAACAGCATTACCACTGTTAGAAGATGATAGTATTGTTGTACGTGCTAAAGTTGTTCCAGAAGCAGTGTACGTCCCAATACCAACTTCCCAGTCCCCACCATCAGTAACAGTATAGTAAGTAGTATTACCATTACCTATAGTGGAAAACGATTGAAAACCAACTTCAGCACCTGCTAATGTGTAAGTCCCAGTACCAGTTGTAGTAGTTGTTTCTTTTACACGATCTTTAATAACAAGTGCCATAGTTTATTCCTTAAGTTGGATCAGGGATACCAATATCAAATGAAGCCAATGTAAATGTGTTACCATTTGTAACTGACTGTGATGCTGTAAGAGCCGCCGTAGCTAACAAACGTGAGTTGTTAGTATCTACTAGAGCGTAGTGAGTAACTGTTCCTGTTCCTGTAATCGAACCATCTGAGATAGCTGATACTGTGACTTTACGTCCACCACCAGTACGATCCGAAGGAGCCGCGATGGAAAGTGAGGTAGAGTTACCTAGTGTTAATGTAGATGTAGCCGCCGCATAAGTTGTAGCTTCTGCTGAAGTTACGTGGACTACGTTTGCTTCTGTGTCTAATGTAGTCAAACCATTATCAAACACTCTGTCATTTAGAAATGCCATTATTCTTCTTCCTGTTCTTCAAGAGCTTCTTGCTCTTCTGTTTCTGTTTCCCTATCGGGGTCATAATTTAGGTCTGCTATGTCCATAAGGTTTTGTATAACCTCTGGGTGATCACTAACGCTAATATCTGCGCCGTTAAGGTTACGCAAGAACCCTGCAATCTCACGTAGGTCGTGAGGTGCGACATCGCCAGCTTCAATAGTCGGCATCAACGAATAGTCCAGACCGTTCAACTCCCATAGTCTCTCGACTAGTTGCTTATTGAGGACATCGACAATTTGCTGGATGTAACTCTCAAGTGCGCGGAGGAACAAGTCTGTCTTGCTCTTCGACAAAGCGTATGAACCGCCTTGACTACCAAGCATTAGGAACTCTGATAAGACACTCCTAGCGATATCGTGTTGATACCTCTTTACTATGGGGTCAATGTCGATGTTCCTAGAACCACTTGAAGACATAAGTTCCACGTCAACTAACCTGATATTAGTAGGACTTCCATCCTTATCAGGGTAAGTATCTGAAGGAGTAATTATGTAACCTTGTTCATTAAACTTAACGTCACGTAGTATCTGCTCAAGATTAGACTTGAACTGTACTTGTGATGATGTAGCATCTGGGGATAGGTACTCCGAAGGAATACGAGCTACTGGAATACCTGCTAACTCTCGCTCTACAGCAATCGCTTCAATAGCTTGAAGGTTATTAAGGTACTCATAAGAAGTATATGCATTACGCAAGATAGAACGACCACTAGGATCTCCATTAAGACTAGTAGTACGGTAGTACAAGCTCTTACGAGAAGGTATATAATGTTTAGTAGTACCTGCATAACCGCCATCCTGATAAACACCTTGTATATCACCAGTCTTATTGTCTACATCAAACCTAGATACTGTCCAAGGTGCGCGCATTGCTATCTTACGTACACCCATTCTACCGTCAGTATACTTAGATCTCTTCTTATCATTTGATTGAGTAGGACCAACTCTACGTTTATATACTACTTCGAACCATGCAAAGCCATACGACAAACAAGATAGAGCTTCAGCTATGTGATCGTCTAGCGTATGATCCATATCACACAAAACACTCTCAACAAAGTCAGCTTCTCGTTTAGCTTCCTCAGAATCGTCACAAGGACAAACTTTTAGGTCTACATCGCGCAAAACCTGTTCCGTAGCGTACATAACTGCACCGATAGTGCTATCATTATCACGCATTTCACGGTACTTTCGTATCGCTTTTTTGCCTCGTAACTCAGGCAGAAACTCATCAGACCTTATCTGACCGTTAATTGTATTTTCACCAGAGACACCTAGTATCGCTGTCGATTCCGTCTGTGAGAGTTTCTTTACCATTTTACTTTAAGCCTTTAGCGTTAGAATATGCCAGAACTAGCTGTGGTTTTGCATATCCGTTTAGTGATAGATCCGTTATAGCCCATACCATAGCATCAAGACGGTCTGGTGAGCCTGTGGACCCTAAAGGTTCCCACTGTACCATCTGATCCTCTAAATCATTCAATCCTTTGACGTGTTTGACTTTACCTTGCTCATATAAAGCAGAGACAGGTTCAGCACGAGCCATTTTGCCTCTACTTGCATGTACAAGTTTGACTGGCACGTTTTCGTCTTCTGTGTGCAGAGTGTGACGCACCATATCTCCACCTTGGTTCTTCTCCGCTACTATGCGGTCAGCCATGTGTTTACGATATAACTCAATGGCTTTAGATGCCCATTGTTGCGGTGTGTAACGATCAGTGTGATCTTCTAATACGTAGGCTACTCCATTAACATCTATGCCAGCGACAACCATACCAGTCATATCACTATCAGTATTCGATGTAACTGCTGGGTCAATCGAAACTATGATACGTGCTAACTGAGGAACTTCGTCCTTGTCTATCTCACATGAATGTAGGAGCTTCCTATTCCAAAGCGCACCTGACGCTTCGTCTAATATCTCTGCGTATAATTCTTGCCTACCAAGACGTGTGCCTTCGTAAGTCTTCTTAATTGCATCTAAGAAAGTACCTGCTAAGTTAGCCGCATTATCAAATGTGCTACCCTTACTGATGTATGTCTTATCATCAGCAATTATACCTCTTAGTAATTTTGTTGTTTTGGGGGTTGTTGTTACAAAGACTTGTGGCTTACGTCCTAGACGTAGACCGAACATCATCATGTCCCAAGTCTCTTGTGCATTGCGCCAAGCGCAAAGTTCGTCAGTCCAAGCACTGTATGCCTGTGGACCACGTAATCGTTCTGGATCTTCAGCAGAGAAGAAAACAGCCTTAGCTCCATTCTCCCATGTTAGTGTACTATTAGTTGGCGACCAAATAGGGAAACCTATATTCTTTCCTCTATATGTTTTATCACCTTTCCAGCAGACATTCAGAAGTCCACTGTCTCCTTCAACCATAACTCTTCTTACATCACCTTTAGTTGGTGCGACACAATGAACAATCTTGTCACCCTTCTTAATTCGATGTCTTACCCATTCTGCTCCAGCACGAGTTTTACCCCATCCTCGACCAGCTAATGCTATCCATGTTGTCCAGTCACCTTTCGGTTCTAACTGGTCAGGTCTAGCCCAGAAGTTCCAATCATACCTAAGCTCATCAGCCTTTGCTGGACCAATCTCTTTTAGTATTCTATGGACTTCTGCATCGGGTAATGCTCTTAAGTCATCAGCTGTTATTTTCATCGGGAGTTATATTCTTTCCTAGTAGCGACATAACGCTATCTACTGCGGCTAGATCCTCATCTGGATCTGCTTCTTGCTCTACTTCATTCACAGTACTGTTAGGCGACCAACCACCTTTAGATCTTAAGTAAAACTCTGCGGCTTTAAAATCACCTTGTAATGCATTATTGATAACGACATTACCTATCTTACCTATTATATCTGCTCTAGTCTGTGATATTAGTTCTCCGTACAACTTATAGAATGTAGCTGAACTGGAAGGAGCATTTTGATATTGCTGGATCGACCCCATAATATCTTTTACAGAGACACCATTCCTGATGCCTTCAGTAACTTTCTTAGCGATTATCTCGCTGTACTTTGTAGCTTGGATAGTCATAGTTCTTCTGTACCTTAATAAATAAACCCATCATCGGCATGACCACATCTAGTTTTGTTAGCGACAAGTGGAAAGGTTCGTCATGGTTGTAGGGGGAATATGATAGGCTACTACTTACGTATATACTTACGTTTTTTATATTTAGTAATATATATCATCAAGTTATAAAACCTAATGTGAGAAACGTAAGTAGTACCTCTTATGTATATATAATGTCTTATTATACAAAAGTGTAAACTAATTATTTTAACTATTTTATAAGTCGTTGATATATAACAAATCTTTTTTCTTGACAGCTTACTTAAGTGGGTAGCCAATGTCGCCTTCTTGTGTCGTTCTCTTGTAATGACTCCGTGGGAAAATGATATAGCCGCCGTACCTGTGACAATATGACACCCCTTCGAACCTACTTTATTTTTTTTTATGTTGGAAATCATATGGGTAGCCACGCCCCTCCGCGAATCAGCCGTATGATTCTAAGGGTTCCCTTGACGCTCGTAAAAATCTGTTGCGCTCGATGAGCGAATCGGCAGGGCATAAGCTGAGTCGTTTGGGAGGTACTACCGACTCAACCTATGCTTTCACTACCTATCGTTTCACATATAAACCCCTTTCCTCATTAGATAATATTCTAGCTATGATTAATTTACTGTTGTTTCTCCTGTTATCGATGAAAAGATTCGCTTCACTAAGACTCTTGCACTCTCTAAAGCAATGTAACTTACCCGCTAAATTAAAATAACCTACATAAATATTCATAGGGATTGCCCTTCTTTCATAAGTTTAAGTATAGTAAGAGAGATATTAATATTCTCTAATACCTTATGCTTATCTTTATTGTGATGTAGTTTATTATCGATAAGAGTATAGGCTTCTTGTAGAGACTGGCGACAATCTTCTAACGCCGCGTCAATGGCTTCAACTCTTTTAGTGAAACTATCAAAACCGACACTCCTTAATAAATCTAATTCTTGTTTAATCATTATGTGACTCCTTATCAGTGTTTATAATATGATACATTCTTAACGCTAGGCGTCCAACAGGCGCGACAATCTCCACAATTATTGCCTTGCGTTGGTGCTGGACATACCCAACCAATAGCGTTTTTATGCTTATGAACTGTGGACGTATTAGCGCCCTTTACTGGTTTATCATCGACCATAGGCGCGGATAGTCTAATAACTAGGTTACTAGGAACTTTTCCTTTGTATGATCTAACAATAGCCAATTCACGAGTCGGCAACCAGTGTTTAATATTAGGCGTTTGTCTAGCCACT